GTATTCCGAAAATGGCCATAAGAGCAATGAAGAGAGCGAAAGCTATGATGAGAAGTGAGGATTGCATTAGTGCGTGTGTGTGAGGTGAAGCGGGTATTCAGTAAGAATGAAGCGGGAGGCTGTCGTTTGCCCCGCCGGGTCGGCAAGGCTCGTTTTGCTCATCTTCAAAATCAATCTGGTCATGTGCAAGATCGCGGGCGGCAGACGGTGAAGCACCTTTGGCAATCCAATAATCGTAGGCTGCGGAAAATCGTTCTTGGTAAGTTTTCATCACAGTGTGTGTGTGTGTGTGGGTGAAGCGGGGATCGAACCCGCCTTTTGGGTTCAGGCGATTTGCCATGCCTCGTATTCTGAGAATATCACGGCGGGTGACGTGTGGAACATTTCCGCGAGACAACAAGCTAGTCCGATTTCCATGTCGCAATCCAATTCAGAAAACAGCAGGTGGAGTTTGGCGAGTGTTTTAGTTTTCATTTTTCGTTTTCGGTTGCGTTGCCGTTCGTCGTGCAACTGAGAAGACACTATCCCACCGAATAGGATTGTCGACAATTAAATGACAAAATACGAAAATGATTTCAGCAAACCCACAAAGCCCTGAAAACCAATGCTTCCCATGTAATAACTTAGAACCAAGCCCGAAGAAGTAACCCCAGAATCTAAGGCCGCAACCCCTAAACAAGCCACCAAGAATCCAAGCTCAGCGGTCCGAGGTAGCTAGTTTATAGGTTATTGTCAAATATCCAAGGGTTACAAGGAAGAGCAAGCAGGTGAAGCAGGGTGGGAAACAATTAAGCCGTGAAATCCATTCCCCATGCCATAGAATAAAGCCAACGCGCGTACATGTACGAGGGTGCATTCGCTGGCATTTCCCAGCTTAGTACATGTACCCTTGTGCATGCGCTAATCTATGGGGCTTATGTGGTAAGCAAGCTTCGCTTCGCTTCGCTATACGTGCATGCGCTAATCTATGGGGCTTTAGTGGCAAGCAGACTTCGCTTCGCTTCGTCGTACCTGTATGCACTCTTCCTTTTCCTTCCTCCGGAGGATTTTAATCAGGATTCCCGAAAGGTGTCAAGCTCGGTTAGAAATGAGGCAGTCATCAGCGGATGAATTGTGGACAAGCGGGATCGCACGAGAATGGCCTGTAGCGCTTCGGACGTAATTATGGGACTATGACAAGGGCTGGCAATTCAAAGCGATTTTAGTCTATCATCTTACTAACATACTACTTGGCACGGGGATTCACAAGCGCAACGAATACGCAATAGCAAGTCACGTGCGACAAGCTAGCCAAACGGGCGATTCAAACGAGCGTCTACATGGGGCGATACATTACCGGAGCGCTAAGGATTGGGCACGGCAAGCGATCAATTCAAACGAGCGCTTTAATTGCAAGCGATATGCTAATGCAAGCTATGTGCAATAGGGGGGGGCGGGGGTTGAAGATGGACCAGCGGTGAAAAATCCTGAGCGATAAGCCTGCCAGACAATTTTTTGCCAACGGGGGCTTGACGTGTTGTGAGTTTGCGGGTAGGAGGGTGAATGACTGAGCGCACAAGTAGTGTATCGTTGATGTTGGGAGACTGCTTAGAGCGGTTGCGGGAGTTGCCTGACAATAGTGTTGATAGTGTGGTTACTGATCCTCCGTATGGGATCAAGGCGGACAGGACAATGCAGAAGAAGGGTGGCACCCAAACGGGGAGAAGCATCGCGCCGAAAAGACACTACCAGGCCAGCGGATGGGACGATGAAACGGTGGAAGACTGGACAATGAGCCTCGCCCGCAAAATCTGCTCATTACAAATCATCTTCGGCGGCAACTACTACACCCTGCCATCGGCTCGCTGCTGGCTCGTCTGGGACAAAGAAAACGGGGAAAATCTCTACGCCGATTGCGAGCTGGCATGGACAAACCTCGACAAAACGGTGCGCCGGATAAAGCACCAGTGGCACGGGATGCTGCGGAAGGGCGGCGAGGATCGCCACCACCTGACGCAAAAGCCGCTGGAAGTGATCCAATGGGCAATCACGCAGGCTGGAGAGGTGGAAACCATCCTCGACCCGTGGGCTGGATCTGGCACGACGGGACACGCCGCAAAGAATTTTGGGAAACGGTGCGTGATGATCGAGCGGGAAGAGCGGTATTGCGAAATCGCCGCGCTCCGACTCGCGCAGGACGTTCTTCAATTCTCTCCACACAACGCTGAGTCCATCCACCCCGAATCGAAGCCCTAAATCTATGAACCAAAATCAGACTGAATCGAAGCCGCCAAGCGTTGAAGAACCCCGTGATGAAAGGTTGGATGAGACGGATTGTTGTGCATTGCGCAACGGCCCCGAAGTGTGGGTTGTCGGAGCGTGGGGAGACTCTATCACAGTGAACACCGCCGAGGACGTAATGCGCGAAGTGCGGGACTTCTTGGACGATGGATGCAGGACAATCACCATCGAGCGACAAGCCCACCGCCTTGATGCGTTACCTATGCAGGCTCGTTACACCTCCTGAGGGTATTGTGCTTGACCCGTTTATTGGAAGTGGTAGCACGGGCAAGGCTGCGGTGCTGGAAGGATTTCGGTTTATCGGCATCGAGCGCGATGAGGAATACATGAAGATTGCTGAGAGTCGTATAGCTGCGGCTACTAATGAATGTGCTTGACAAGGTTGTGTAATATGATACTTTGCGCGTGAACTAGCGTATGTTGCGCTGGTGATACTTTAATACATTTATGGCGAGTCCAATTTCCTACGATTTGCAAGGCCAAGGCGGCGGCATTGTGCTTTCGTCTACGGCAACTACTTACACTGGCAAGATCCGCTGGATTCAGGTGGTCAATGACGCCGTGCTGGCTACTGTGGCGAGTGCATCTGGAAACATTCAGGGTGCGTCTCGTTTGCAAACCATCACCCTTCCTGCTGGTCTGGGTATTGGTGGCGACTTCAGTTCCGTTGTGCTTACGTCTGGTGTCGTGATCGTTTACTTCGCGTAATGTCACAGTTTGCCCAGAGTGGTAGCGCGATGGATTCAGCGATTGGCGAGGACGTTGATCGTGGGTTCGTGAGCGTCAACCAAAGACTTCAGCTTAACCAGCTCCAAGAGGGCGAGGTAAGGGAGTCATTGAATGGGCGCATGGAGGGGTATTGGAAGCCTCGTAAGGGCGTGGTTGAGAAGACCAGCGCATTGACCACTGGAACGTCTCCATTGGCACTTCCGTTTTATTTAATGGATACGCCGAAGACCATCAGTGGCGTCACTGTTCCTGCTACTGGGACTATTCGTATTACGGTTACAGCGCATGGATTTACTGCTGCGTCCACCGGGTGGGCTACCGTAAGTGATCTTGATGCCGCCGTGAATGGGAGTTACCTTTTAACTTACGTTGATGCGAACACATTGAGCTACCAAGTTGCTGGTATCACTTCTGTAACGGATACGAGCGGAACATTAAGCACTATGGCAATCAATGATGCAGCCAATGCCAATGTTCGTGGTTCCTGCTTATTCAGTGATCCGAATACAAACAACAAGGAATACATCATTGTTGCGCTGGACACGGTTGCGAAGAAGATTGATCTTGCTGACTTCTCAACTGTAAACATTCCATACCCAGTTGGACAAGCCCTTAGTGGCGACGTCGAGATGATTCAAGTGTTCGACAAAGTGATGTTGTTCCGTGATGGGATGCAAGCTCTTGAGTGGTATCCAAATGGTCGCCAAGTAAGTTCAGCATCTCAATCTGGAACGACTGTCACGATGAACGTTCGTGAGCATGGATTGACTACTAATTCGACGGTGGTAATTGCTGGTCTGACTGGTGGTTCTCCACCTCCAAATGGAACGTTTTTAGTTACAGTCACAGGACAAGATACGTTTACATACGTGTTTACCACTAGCCAAACTGTTACAGCCTTCGGTGTCGCTAGCGCAACCATGACCGATGGCTTCACGCTGTCCCCCGGTGGAGCCTATACGCAACCTCAGATTTTTGCCGTTGCTGGTAATCATGTATCAGCGGCTTCAGGGTTGGTAACAGTTAGCAGCGGAAGCCTTGGTAACACTACGATTTTTGCAAATGATATTATCGTAATATACGAAGCAACCATACCAGAACTTTCTGTATTAGTTGGTAAAGAATTTCAAGTTGTTTCGGCCAGTACTACAGCAATTACATTTTACGCTCCAGTTGGCAACTTCACATCAACAGGTAGTCAACAACTTGAATTTGGTGGAAGATTCAGCGTTGGAGGAGGATTTATG